TTTCGTGATATATCTACTTATTGGACCGTCGGGATGATGCTGTTCCCATAACGAATGAGAGACACATCAGCGGAATACGTACCCGCCGATGTAGTGGCAGTTCGGACAAAAACCTGTCCATTTCCTGCGCCCGAGATGGCGCCTTCCAAGGTGAAGTACGCCGCCAATGTTGTTCCAACAAGTGTGAGATATATGGTGAGCCCTCCAACGATCGGTACCGTGGAGGTTGTAGCTGTCTGTGCGACGGTAGTGATGCGAGTGATAAGGCCTGCATTCCATGCGTTCGTGAAAGTGGTTCCAGTTGGGGCCGATGACCCCATAATATCAATGACTGCACGATAAATCGTGCCGTTGGGAATGGAACCCAGGCCCAACGTGCCTGCGGTATCATTCCAACTCACATCGTCACCAACAGCGTTTATGGCGAGGGCGTCATTGAAAACCACACGCATGCCTGGCCCAGTATAAATGGGCAAGGACGTTGAATGTGGTTGGAAAACAGTTTCTGTAAATTCAATAGCATATTCTGCATAGAGGTAGCCAACTTGTCCCAGACTAGAAGTCTGTGTGAACACTTGTAGCTCCTCATGAATCGAATCGTCAGGGTCTGAGGTTGTTGCTGGGTCTACTAACATCCAGTCTTTTTCGCAATCGATGTCGATGAAATTCTCCATCCACAGCGGCCCCATCGAAGCATTACCCTGAGACATGGCACGCTGCAAGAACGTACCACTATTCGGGTTAAGACAGGGCTCGCTCACCGAGCGACTACTCGTCAGGATCACTTGTCCTGCTGTCGCCGTAGAAACCTTGGGAACGTAGTGGATGCGCAAGCGCTTCCACCGATATCGTTCGAAACTACGGCACAGATTGCCTAAGAACGTGCCAACGAAGTAAGCTGGACTAAGGAGGGCACATTTGCCAACTCCAAAGTCGGAGACACCATTACCCTCTACGGTGCCGACAAAATCGGCACCGATGAGGCTGGCTCCATTGCTAATTCGAGTCAACTGTGGTTGACGCGTTCTGATTACTGTTCCAAGAGACACTGGCGCATTCTGTGTGCGGATCGCCATTGCCTTGGGCTTATTTTGTTTTGGCATTGCTGCCACTTGCTTGGGTGTTCCTCGTAAGTTTTTCGTCATCTTTTCCCCGGCCGGCTTCGGTGGAATCGAACGAAACAACTTATTCTGCTGAACACCGTATGCCATGAGCCTTCCAATGAAGCCCTTGTTTCCGGCACACGCGCTGAATTTTTCATCAGCCTCTGTAAGCATTTCCGCACCAGGGCGGTCAAAATAAACAGCATCATGCTGTTTGCAGCACTCATCCAGATCATTATCTGCAGCAGCAGCTCCGCGTACGGAGCTCTGCCATTTTCCATCGGACCAATATGGTCCGCAATACTTATACATTTCCTAATTTTTATGTATGTAATTTTCGGTCAGCAGTGTACCCTAGTTGTCCAGTTCAAAACACCAGTCTAACAACCCAGCGGGCAGTAGCTTATTTGGTGTTTTCGCCGAATTCAGAGCTAGGGACAATTTGTGTTCCACCTGCTCAAAGTCGATACCATAGCGATCCGCGAAGAAAATTTTCGTTCGCTCACAAACCTGGTGTTTCTTGGCTGTGTTGATCTTGTATTCGAATCCTTTGGGCAGGGTTTTGTGGGTTCCCACGGGCTTGCACAAAACCCGGAGGAAGGGAACGTGGCTGCAGTTCATCGCATACCCCGTATTGGTGCCTTCAATATCACTAGTGGAAAGTTTCTTGGTAGCGAAACCCATCTTGGCCGCAAGCTTTCCCGGCTTGGGTCCCAAAACGTAGTCAACCGCTCCAACGGGCCAGAACAATCCAGAGCAAAACTCGACCTTGGCCAAGTTCTCTGAGATCTTTACCTTGGGAATGAACGCCAGAGCTCTCATGCCCTGTTCGTACATATCCTTCAGCCACTGCCCGGTAACGCCGGCTTTCCTCCTAATGAGGGCCAACATGTCGTCTCCATTCACAATCGCCACGAACTCTAACCCCATGTCTTCTAGGGTCTTGGCACAGGCAGCCCCATTTAGGAGGCTGTTGCCTGTGGTAGTGTTCGGGTCGCCCGATTTGCGCCCATACTTGACCTTAT